AAAACGCTCTTTATCAAAATTAGGATTATCATTCGCAAGCAAATCAATAAACGGATCAATTAAGAAATCGTGTACATTTGCGGTTAAGCCGTCGTGTTGATCGGCGGAATCAAAATAGCCATTAATAATTTTAGCAATTGCCACATAGTCTTTACGGGTCATCATATTAGAGCACCTCATCTTCATCGAAGTCTGCAACAGGTACAAATACAGATTCTAGATTTTCATTATTTAATTCGTCAATCATTGATTGATAAGTATCGGCAAGATCAGACCAGCGATCTGTATTAGTTTTATCGAAAGAGTAAGACATTAGTTAGCCTCCACTGTGAAGTAGCAACGGACATTGCCTTGTCCGTTAGTAGTCTGATAAGCACGAAGGCTTTTGCTATACACTACTGATTCTTTACAGAATAAGCAGGTAGTAGAATTGGCAGGGACAGTGTGCAATTCGTGCACTTTCTTTATAGTGTTCATTAGATGAACCTTTCTTTTAATTCGATTAGACTTTCTAATCTATTTTCTTGGCTAGTGTTATTTGCTGTTTATTTGCTTAGGCTCACCTTTCGGATTATTTGCTAAGGCTCAACAGGCTCAACTAGGATCTTTCTATATTTAATTTTATAACTGGAAGTCTAGCATACTATTGCTAGGAAATCAAGCCGACACGCTAGATATAGAGTGTGATTCCACTCACATCTAGACAATTACGACATTCTATCTGAAGTCGGGCAGGAGGGGTATATTCCTGATCTACTAGGACAGGCACCTTGCAGGTAGGGCATTTGATATATTCTGCATATTTAACAGTGTTCATTTGATGAACCTTTCTTTTTAGTGTTAATAACCTTTATTAACTCTTATAGTAGAATACTAGCATACTATTTTGGAAATTTCAACTCGCAAAACGGACATATCAGGACAAATTAAAAACTTTTTTTAAGTGTGACTGGTCATTTGTGCCCAATATGTCCGATTTGGTATGGTTTATGGGCTCACTACTTTTTTTTAAAAAGTTTTTCAAAAATGTGTATCATACAAATTAAAAATCCATTAACATTTTGATGAAATTGAATTTATATGTGATGCACATCACATTATATAAAATTGGCGGGAGTATGAGATAATAGGTAAATGGATACATTAGTCGCATCTCTTTTAGATGCTATGGATAACAATAAACTACTTGTGATAAGAAATGCATTTTCTGACACTCCAACATGGGATGAACTTGTGGTAACTCGTGAAAATATATCTAAAGTTAGAGATATTCAATGGAGATATGAAAATTTTGCTGTAACAGAAGATAGCTCAGACGATCCAGAACTAAGAAAAATACCTGGTCATAACTTTTTTAGAGAATTTTTTAATAAAAACTTTGAAGGTAGAATTTGGGACTCTTCTCAGTTAATAATGTCTGAAACAAAATCAAGTGGAATACCAAATCATCAAGATGCTTGGCCTCAAATACACTGGAATTGTGTTGGAAAATCACATTGGTGGATTACAGATTTTGACGGAGTTGAAAGCGAAGTAATTTTAGAGCCAGGGGATATAATATTTCTACCTTTATCAATAACTCATAGAGTAGAATCAGAAGAATTTCCAAGAGCTGGCGTTATAATTTCATTTAAAAATTAAAAATATATAATTTTAGCAAAACTTGTCATTATATAGCGATTTGGACCTTCTAAAACAGGTTTAGTTCCATGTTCATACTTTATAGAGGCGGGATGAATGACAAGATCTCCCATTTTAGGCTTATATTCTAGCCCAATATTAGGATAATATATCTCTCCACCATTAAAATCATTAATATAAAGCACTAAACCCCATATTGTCTTATCATTATTGTATTGAGGTTTCTCTAAACCACTATTGTCTGCATGAACTTGCATAGATTGACCAATAGTTTGTCTTTGTAGAAGGGAATTTCCTTCCATTTTATACTGATTGTAAAATAAAGAAGATTGTTTTTTTAAAATTTTAACTGCAAAGTCAATAAATGAGGTATTATCAAAAGGTAAAAGTTTTTTATCCCAAAATGTGTACTCTGGATCTCCAGAATCATGCTTAAAAGAATCCCAATCGCCAGAATCTCCAAAATTTATAAGTTTTTTAGATTCTTCTTCAGTTATAAAATTTTCAATAAGATATATATGTTCATAAATTTCTTTGACATCAGGATAATTAATTAATTTTTCCAAAATTTTAACTTTCTAAACATTTTAAAAATCTTTTTTTCAAATTCATGGCCTGTCCATTTTTTAGGCTCTTTTGTAGTAGCAACTCTAAACTGAGGGCTTCTCATATACTGTGCATGATGATCTCTTGGCATGATATATTAATTATATCATCTATTAGTCAATAATACCTTCTTCTTCAAATATAAAAGAAGGGGCGGGAGCAAGGACTTGTCCTTCTTCATGCAATTTGCTAAGTCCCTTAGCATCTGCACCTAGCTTATCTGCAATAATACATAGCATATCATAATTACGTTGCTCTTGAATGAATATAGCACCTAATAGCTCACGTATATTACTTATAGCATCTTCTAGCCTATCATAATAATCTGGAGTCTCACTCAGATTTGCCATTTATACCCCTTATAATCTCTTCTGTAAGATAATCCCATTTTTTGGCTTCCATCCCCGCCGAATTGTTTATCATCAAATCTCCATTTTCGGCTGTTTCTACATGAAGCCATTTTATGGGATGGTCCAGCTCAACTTTTCCAACATATATGTGTTCCACATCACGTTTTATATGGAACAATATTGATAAATTGTTGTCTTCCTCATTTTCGGACTCAATGTAAGCCCTTTCAATGTGTATCTTTGCCATTTGCTTCCGTTGTGGAAAGCAAAGGGTAGTCTTTATCCATCATAATATTAAAATCCTCTGATCCGATCCAGAATATATTTTTTTGGACTCTCCATGAGAAGTTTAATCCATTCATAAGTATATACTCTACGGCCCATGATAGCACCTCTGAGTCTAATTTCCTACCTGCCTCTATAAGCTTCATGTATTCTATTCCGTTTACAGTACGAGTAGTAAAAATAGCATTTGATCGAGATGGCTTAAATGATTCTGGCATATCTGGGTTTGTCAGCCAATCACATTTAAATATTTGACATGGATTTACAGGACGATTTTCATATGCCCCGCAACCTTTGCCTAATTGAACAAATGCACAAGGGGATAAAGTCTCATCATCATTCATTCCCATAAATGCCTCACCAGCATTATTCTGAAGCTTGATATCGGCCCTTAAATGGCCTTCACAGCACTTTGTACAATCTCCGCAACTACGGCCATCAACTATGGGCAAAAAATCCATTTAAAGGGGGTCTCCTGTTTTTTCGGGCTCATTGTTTACGGCCACTATTTCTTTTATAATTTTGTCATAAAACTCTAATCCAGGATACATTTTGTATCCGCAAGCATTACAATTAAGACTTATTCTTTCATCATTTTCCATTTTGTGAATAAGGTCAAAAACTGCTGGCTTATCTTCTTCATGATAAGGACAGGCAGGGAATTTTAGTTTCCCCGCCTGTGCTAAATTGTAGTATTCTGAAAAGACTTGAATTCGCATTATGCTATCGCTATATTCGCCTTAGTGAAAACAGAATTTACATATTCTCTGACTGTTGGATTTCCAGGAATTTTTAAATTCCAAGTTTTTGGATTATCCGCCCGAGATGGCATTAGATGTGCTGCAACTGCTTTAGTCCAACTATGGAAACGGTTGTAATTAAATTCAAGTTCATGAATCATTCTTTTATCCTGTACCCATGTAGGGGCTAAGCATGCACTTTTATAGCCCATAAAATTGTCCCACGTGCTAGGCATGTATTGGTATGCACCACATGCGTCACTTGAGTAAGACTTACGATAATATGCAGTTACTCCACCAGTTTCCTGAGATTTAATTGCATTCGCTAGTCTTGATATCATTACCCTATTGTCTACTCTTGATTTTAAATTTAGCTTTACGCTATAATCGGGCATTAAAAAAGTGTTTCTAGACTCAACATCATTAATTAAATAAAGTTGTTTAACTTTATTCTTTTTAATATTATTTATATCTATATATATAATATCTTTTATATTAACTAAATTATTAAATTTATTAATATATAATATATTTTTATTATACACTATCATTTCCTTTATTTGAGCGTTGGCTTGAGAATCAATCCCAAAAATTAATGTGAGAATGCTCACACCAATCATTAACCAAACTGTTCTTATCCTTGCTTTGTTCATATTATTCATATGTACCTCCTGGGGTAAAGAGTAGTATCTACAATCGTATCATGATATACTAGTAAAAACAAGTCGGGATGGCAAAATAAGCGTGAAATTATCTTTAACAGGCATAGCATTTCAACAGTTACAAAGAACTGCAGGCTATGGTGAAGCATCATATAATATTTATGAAACATTTAAAAAATTAGGTTTAGATGTTGGTATAGAGTTGCCTAAAGCAGATGTTGAATTATGTTTTACTGATCCCGCTAACATTAGATTTTTTGATCCAAATAGTTATAAGATTTGTTATGTTGCTTGGGAAAGCACAGACATGACAAAAGAAGCAAAAGCAACTTTAAATAAAGCAGATGAGATTTGGGCCACATCTCCATGGACTGCAGAAGTTTATGAAAAAATATTTTATAATAAAAAAATATTTGTATACAAGCATGGCATAAATGAAATGTGGAAACCAAAGCTTAGAGAAAAAGCACATAAGCCATTTACATTTTTACATATTGGTGAACCATTTTCTAGGAAAGATGCACAGCTGGTTGTAGATTGTTTTACTGAACTTTTTGGAAAAGATGAAAACTATAGATTAGTTTTAAAATGTTCTGGTATAAATACTACAAGGGTGTGGAATAGTAAGTATAATACAATGTCTTCACCATCAGCTGAATACAAAAATATTTTAGAGATTACTCCTCCATTAACCCCTGATCAAATGGTTGGGCTATATGATCTTTGTGATATATTTGTTTATCCATCGTGGGGAGAAGGTTTTGGCTTTCAACCATTGCAAGCATTAGCATCTGGTATGCCAGTTATATCAACTTCTGAATGGGCAGATTATAAAAAATATATAAATTATGAAATTGATTATTCTATTCAAAGATCTCCGTGGCCTAAAGTTCATCAAGGAGACATGATGAAGCCAGATAAAACAAGTTTAAAATCTTTAATGTTAAAATCTGTAGTTGAATATGAAACTTTATTAAAAGAAACATATAAAAATGCATTTATAATACACGAAGAGTACGACTGGGTAAAAGTATCAGAACCAGCAGTCAAAAGATTAAAAGAAATATACAAAAATCTTTAATTCTTGATTTTCAAAAATCTAATGTGGTACACTTAAGTACTATTAAATTACTAGGAGAAAAAATGTTAAAATCAATTGAAAACCCGTATGAAAACTTTATTGCTTTATCTCGATATGCGAGATGGCTTGAAGATGAAAATCGCCGTGAAACATGGGGTGAGACAGTTGATCGTTATTTTAACTTTATGGAAAATAATCTTAAAGAAAAACACAATTATGTTGCAGATAAAAAACTTATTGCAGAATTAAAAGATGCAGTTTATAATCGCAACGTAATGCCATCTATGCGCTCTGTTATGACTGCAGGTCCTGCATTAGAGAGAGAAAATGTTGCAGGATACAATTGTTCTTTTATTCCAGTAGATAATGCCAGATCTTTTGATGAAGCAATGTATATCCTTATGTGTGGTACAGGTGTTGGATTCTCTGTTGAATATAAGTACATCAATAAACTTCCCGCCCTTCCAGAAACACTTGAAAAGTCTTCTACAGTTGTTATTGTAGGAGATTCAAAAGAAGGTTGGGCAAAAGCATATCGTGAATTGCTAGGTCTTTTGTGGGCTGGACAAATTCCTCAAATTGATGTCAGCAAAGTTCGACCATCAGGTGCAAGACTTAAAACTATGGGAGGCAGATCTTCTGGTCCTCAACCATTAATTAATCTTTTTGACTTTACTATTCAAATATTTAAAGGAGCACTTGGTCGTCAATTAAAACCAATTGAGTGTCACGATATAATGTGTAAGGTTGGAGAAATTGTAGTTGTTGGAGGAGTTCGTCGTTCAGCATTAATTTCTCTTTCAAATATTAATGATATTGAAATGGCAGCAGCAAAAGCTGGTAATTGGTGGGAATCAAATTCGCAACGTGCTTTAGCAAATAACTCTGTTGCATATTCACGCAAACCAGAAATGGCTCAGTTTATTGCAGAATGGAAATCTTTATATGATTCAAAGTCGGGCGAAAGAGGTATCTACAATGTGGCAGCAGCCCAAGCCCAAGCAGCAAAATATGGAAGACGTAGTGCAGATATTCACTATGGAACTAACCCTTGTTCAGAAATTATTTTACGTCCTTACCAGTTTTGTAATCTTTCAGAAGTCGTACTTCGTGAAAAAGACACGGTTGAAGATGTTGCTAATAAGGTCCGCCTTGCAACAATTCTTGGAACATGGCAATCAACGCTTACAGACTTTAAGTACATTCGTAAAATTTGGAAAGACAACACAGAAGAAGAGCGTCTATTAGGAGTCTCACTTACTGGCCAATTTGGACATAAGTTCTTTTCTGGACAAGAAGGTTTACCAAAACTTGGAGATGTTTTAGATAGACTTCGTGAGTATGCTCTTACAACAAATATTGAAGAGGCAGAGAAAATTGGGATTCCCGCCTCAGCAGCAATTACTTGTGTAAAGCCTTCGGGCACAGTGTCCCAATTGGTCGGGGTGTCTTCAGGAATGCATGCTTGGCATTCAGATTACTATATTCGTACAGTTCGTGGGGATAAAAAAGATCCAATTACTCAGTTCCTTAAAGATTCAGGTATTCCTGCAGAAGATGATGTAATGAAGCCAAATGATACAACTGTATTTTCATTTCCAGTAAAAGCACCAAAGCATGCAATTACTAGAGATAAATTAACTGCTATTCAACAACTTGAGGTATGGTTAACATATCAACGACATTGGTGTGAGCATAAGCCATCTATTACTGTATCTGTAAAAGAAGATGAATGGATGGAAGTAGGTGCATGGGTTTATAAGCACTTTGATGAAGTTTCAGGAATTTCATTCTTACCATATTCAGAGCATACTTATGTTCAAGCTCCATACCAAGAGGTTGATAAAGAAACTTATGATGAAATGGTTTTAAAAATGCCAAAAACTATTAATTGGGAAGCACTTTCACTTTATGAGCTAGAAGATACAACAACGGGAACTCAAGCATTAGCTTGTGTATCTGGGGAATGTGAAATTGTAGATATTGGCCAAAACTGATATAATTTAGTTTAAGAACCCCTGTTTCTACGGCGAATACGTGGCAGGGGTTTTTCTATGATTTCAAGCTTTAAGGTGTTATAATTTAGATATAAATCTGGGGTGACAAAATGGCTTATACAAATTTTAAAATTATACAAGGTGACGCATGGTCTGTAAATTTGACCTACTTAGATAACCTAGATAACCCTATTGACGTTTCAAAATATCAAATTATTGCAGAGGTAACAGATAAGCCAGGAGGATCAATTATTTGTGCTACTGCTACAACACAAGGTGGGCAAATAGTTACTGTTCAAGATGGAACAGGTTCAAGTTTTACAGTTAATTTTACAGGAGAACAAACAAAAAACTTTGTGCTTCCAAAATCTTATTATCAAATTAAAATAGTTGACACATCTGATACAGTACTTAATGGCTGGTTAGAATTAGAAGCGAGTAACTTATAATGGCAAAAGCATACTATCAGACAACTAAAGTTGTAAAAGTTACAGCACCAGATAAAGTTGTTATTAAGTCAGCATCTTCAGTTGCAGGTGCAAAAGGTGATCCAGGAACATCAATACTTACTGGCCCAGGTTTTCCTTCAAGCTTAGTTGGTCGTGTAGGAGATCTTTGGGTAGATACAAACACAAAAGTGGTATATGGCCCAAAAACAAACAATGGTTGGCCATCAGCAGCTTTATTTGAAGGTTTTAATCATGATTTACTTGGCATAGTTGTTTCTGTTTCTACAGGACAAGTTCAAAGAGTTTCAATTAATGGTGTTTTATATGGAGAATGGCACGTACAACATAATCTTGGATATAATCCTAATGCTACATGTATTGATAGTACAGGTAGAGTTATAGAAGGAGAAATATCCTATCCCGATAAAAATACAATCGTTTTACGATTTATCGGGGTTACATCAGGAAAAGTTTATCTTTCTTGATGTTAAAACGAAAGGGTAGGTAAAATATAAATGGCTAGATTATTTCTAACTAATATTGACCTGAATAACAATGAACTACAAAATGCTGTTATTCAAAACCTTTCTTCTGCCCCGCAAAGTGGCAATAAGGAAGGTCGAATTTACTACGACACCACAACTCATGTTCTACGTTATTATGGAGCAAGTGGTGCCTGGTACAACTTAGCAGCAGGTGGAACCGCAGCATCAACTGTTATTTTACAGGGAGATGTAACTGGAACCGCATCAGTTGATCCGCAGACTGGAATTATTACGCTTGATACTACTATTAGTTCCTCTTTTGCAACAAAAACATATGCAGATTCAGCTGCAAGCACAGCACAATCTAATGCAAATATCTATACTGATTCTGCAATTACACAGGAAACTTCAGATAGAAATTCTGCTATTTCCACAGCTAGAGCAGATGCAATAGGCATTGCCGAAGGATATACTGATTCCGCAATTTCAACTGAAGTTGCAAATCGTAATTCAGCAATTGCTACTGCCAAAGCAGAAGCAGAATCTTATACAGATAGTGCTATATCTACAGAAGTTACGAACCGTAACTCTGCAATTGCAACATCTTTGTCAACGGCAGAAAGTTATGCTGATTCAGCAGCTTCAACCGCACAATCTAATGCAGAAGGATATACAGATAATGCTTTTGCTAACTTTACAGATCCTACATTTAATTCTGTAAATGTTACAAATGATGTTGTTATTCATGGTAACCTTAATGTAGAGGGAACTCTTACTGCTATTAATAAGCAGGAAATTGATATAACAGATAATAAAATTGTACTTAATTCTAACTTTACTACAGGAACTCCATCTCAAGATGCAGCCATTCAAGTAAAGCGTGGAAGTGCAAATGATGTAAATATTGTTTGGTCGGAAGGAAACAAAGACTGGACATTAACAAATGATGGCAATCATTATTTTGCTATTGCAAGAAAAGCTGTATTTACAGTAGGAGATTCAAGTAATACATCTTTTGATGTAGTTCATAATCTTGGAACTCAGGATATTACAGTTGCAGTAAGAGAAAATAATGCAGAATATAATTTAGTAGAAACAGATGTTAAATTTAAAGATTTAAACACTGTTACTATTTCATTTACTGATGCGCCAGACTTAAATTCTTATAAAGTAATTGTAGTAGGATAATTTAAATAGGAGATAGATCAGATGTCAAGAAAAATGTTAACCCCGTTAAACCTTTTAACAAAAGCATCTGATCCATCTTCTGGTGTAGAAGGAGATGTTTATTTTAATACTAATGATAAAAGTATTAGAATATATAATGGTGCAACATGGGTTACAATTGTAAAATCTGATGATCCCGTTCCATTTTATGAACACACACATTCATATGATGGAGATGTACATACAATTAATATTCAAAATCCAATTTTACTTAACTCAAATATAGATGGTGGTTTTGTACAACAAGCATTACCTGTTATAATTGGTGAAGATGGTGGAAGTGCAAATTCAATAAATACAAGGCTTTCACAATCAAATCTTTCAAATTCGGATGGTGGCATAATTGGCCAGTAATTTTCCAAGCAATATAGATACAATAGTAAATCCTAACCCAACAGATCCTTTATCAAATCCTTCTCATTCAGAACAGCATATAATTGCAAACACTGCAATTGAAGCTCTTGAAACAAAAGTTGGTATTGATAATTCTACAGATCCAAACTCTCTTGACTATAAAGTTTCAAATGCAGAAGCACAAATAGTAGCACTTGAAAGTGCCGTTCAAACTTTGGGCGGTAACACAGTAGAGGTGCTTGGACTTCAAGGAAATAATGACCTAGAAGTTTATGGTATAGAAAATCCAACAACAGTAGATACCCTAGATACAAACGTATGGCAATCAGCTGAATATAAAATGCAGGTTACAAAGGGTAATGATGTTTATGCATCAGATATAACTGTATTATTTACATCAACTGGAGTTAATGTTTCAGAATTTAATATTATATCTTCAAGAGATGGATTAAATAATCCAGCTAATTTTGATTTTGTATATAATGGAAGTATAATTGATTTAGTAATCACACCAGTTTCAGGTTCTGTATCAGTAAGATTTTACAGAACAGCTTTAAAAAAATAAAATAAAAACAAGGAGTAATACCCAACAATGGCAACAGTAGATAAAAACTTTAGAATTAAAAATGGATTAATTGTTGAAGGTACCACAGGTACAATCAATGGCAATAATATCCTTACAGAATCAGCAGGCGATTCTTATATCCTTAATCTTGTTGGCGGAGCTACACTTGTTAAATCCGTTGACACAAATGTATTTACAGTAGATGGTGCAGGAAACCTTACAGTAAATGCAAATGTATTTGATGCATATGGTGCAGCATCACAGGCACTAACAGATGCAAATTTATATACTGATTCACAAGCAACAGCAGCATACAATGCAGCACTTGCAGATGCTAATTCTTACACAGATTCAGCAATTTCAACAGAAGTATCAAATCGAAATTCAGCAATTTCTTCTGCTGTATCAACCGCTGAATCTTATGCAGATTCAGTTGCAAATACTGCTAAAAATGATGCAGAAGCATACGCAGATTCACTTGCATCAAATTATGATACAAATGGTGCAGCAGCAGCTGCTCAGTCTGCAGCACAATCTTATGCCGATGGCGTAGCACTTAGTGCTGAAAATGCTGCAAAGTCTTATGCAGACGGTCTTGCTTCAAATTATGATGCAGCAGGTGCAGCATCAGCTGCCCAATCAGCTGCTCAGTCTTATGCAGATTCACTAGCTGGTAACTATGACCCAGCTGGCTCTGCTTCAACCGCACAATCTAATGCAGAAGGATATGCTGATACAGCAGCTTCAAATGCACAAGCAAATGCAGAGTCCTATGCTGACACTAAGAAAACAGAAGCAATTTCTGCTGCAAATACCTATACAGATGGCAAAGTTGCTGATCTTGTTGGTATGGCTCCATCACTTCTTGACACCTTAGAAAAGATTGATGCTGCAATAGCGAATGATGCTAATTTCTCAACAACTCTTCTTAATGATATTGCTACCGCCCAGGCTACTGCTGAATCCTATACAGATTCTGCAATTTCAACAGAGGTATCAAATCGCAATTCAGCAATTGCAACTGCTAAATCAGAAGCTATTACAGCAGCTGAGAACTATGCAGATGGCCTTGCTTCAAATTATGATGCAGCAGGTGCAGCATCAGCTGCCCAATCAGCTGCTCAGTCTTATGCAGATGGATTAGCTGGAAACTACGATGCAGCAGGCTCTGCTTCTTCAGCACAATCAGCTGCAGAAACTTATGCTGACAATCTTGTTGCAAATGGTAACTCAAATGCAACACCAGTGTACCAAGCTGTTCAAATTGGCGGCTACACAGAGTTAATTTCTGGATGGAATAGCACATCAACTGGAGCAACATTTGTTCCAGTTTCATGGAATTCGGCTTACGGAACAGCTAAATTAACTGTTCACGTAAGAGATGGCGTTCATTCACAAGCATCAGAAGTTTTGATTGCTCGTGATTCAGCAAATAACATTGCCATTACAGAATATGCAATTGTTACAACAAATGGATTACTTGCTGATGTTTCAGCAATATATGCAGGAGGAATTGTTTCATTAACAGTTTCACCAACAGCTGGACATACAAATGTTGAAGCTGTGGCTTCAGGTTCAGTAATAATCTGGGCTGACTAGTAGTTTAAAAGGTTCGGGGGATCCTTAAAATCCCCCACACAAAATACAAATTTTAGGGGACAGTGAACCGAAAATGACAGTAACAGATAAAGACTTTAAAGTTAAGAATGGGCTAAATGTAGCAGGAAATGCAACATTTGGATCACAAGTCATATTAGGAACAACCCCTTTAGCGTTTGATACAACATCTAACAGGCTTCAAGTATATGTAAATAATGCTTGGGCCTCTATTGCTACTTTAGACGATTTTAATAATCAACTAACATTTATGGATATAGGACTTGCTATTGATTATAATGGTCAGCCTACATACATAGTTCAAGCAAATGGTGTTACAATAAGCGGAGATAGCAAATTTGTTGATGCTGGAAATCCATCTTCAACTACATTTGGATCAATATTTGATGCAGGAGTAATTTAGTTTTAAATAGTTAAACTGGTATAATAAAAAAAATCAAAAATTAAAAAGGGGTAACAAAATGTCAACAGTAAGAATTCAACTACGTAGAGGTACTTCAACACAATGGACTTCTATCAATCCCGTCCTTGCAGGCGGAGAAGCTGGCTTTGAGTCAGACACACTTAAAATTAAAATTGGTGACGGCACCACCCACTGGAATGACCTTGGTTATGCAACAGTTACCCCACAAAACCTTACAGATGCTATAGCCAACGTAGTGGCGGGAGAAGTAGCAGATTATGCTACTCTTACAGAGCTTTCAACTGCTATAGCACAAGAAGTAACAGATAGAAATGATGCAATTCAAACAGCCGTAAATGGTATTGTTGCAGGACAAGATTTTATAGCAATATCTGAAAAAGGTGCTGCAAATGGTGTTGCAACACTCAACCTAAATGGATTTGTTCCTGATTCAGAAATTAATTCAAATGTTGTAAGAACAAGTGACCTAGAGTCAGCTATTTCTACAGAAGTTATTAATAGAAATTCTGCTATTGCAACAGAAGCTTCATCTCGTTCAACAGCAATAACAAATGCAATTACAACAGCAGAAGCATTTGCTACATCCGCAGATTCTGTATTGCATACAACAATAACTGGAGAAATTTCTACAGCTAAATCAGAAGCAATTTCAACAGCAGAAACATATACAAATACAAAAGTAAGTGATTTAATAAATGGTGCCCCAGGCGTACTTAATACATTAGACGCTATTGCTGCAGCACTTGGAAATGATGCTAATTTAGCAGCAGATCTTGCAACATCAATAACAAATGCAAGACAGTCTGCAGAAGCATTTGCTACAGCAGCAGATTCAACTTTACATACAACTGTAACTGGAGAAATTGCAACAGCAAAATCTCAAGCAATTACAGCTTCAGAAAATTATACAAATATTTTAGTTACAACAGAAGTTTCAAATATAAACTCTTCTATTAATGCAGAAATAACAAATAGAGATGCGGCAATTAATGCAGAAATAACAAATCGTGAAGCAGCAGTTTCTAATGCTATATCAGATTTACAAAATTATGCAGATTCATCTTCTTTAACCGCTAAGAATGCAGCAATTTCTGTTGCAGAAAGCTATACAGATACTCAATTAAATGCTGCATCTCTTGCTGAGGTTACAAGTAGAAATTCTGCAATTGCAAATGCTAAATCTGAAGCAATTGATGCATCTAACACAAGTTTAACTACTGCAATTTCACAAGAAGTAACAGATCGAAGTGCTGCAATTTCTACAGCTAAATCTGAAGCAATTAATACTGCAACAACATATACAGATACTGCAATTTCAGCAGAAGTTACTGCACGTAACTCTGCTATTTCTACAGAGGTAACAAATCGTCAAACTGCAGTATCAAGTGCCATATCTTTATCTGAAGGATATACAGATTCAGCTATAGCAACAGAAGTTACAAATAGAAATAACGCTATTGCAGCAGAGGCATCAACTCGTGCAACAGCAGTAACAAATGCAGTTTCTACATCTGAAGCATATACAGATAGCAGTGTTTCTTCTGCAATTAGTACAGAAGTTACAAATCGTAACTCAGCAATACTAACTGCCAAAAATGCAGCAATTGCAACATCTGAGACATATGCTGATCTTGTTGCAGGAAATGCATTAACAAATGCTGAAACATATGCAGATACAAAGAAATCTGAAGCAATTACAGCAGCAGAATCATTTGCTACCGCTGCAGATTCTGCACTTCACACAACTATTACAGGAGAAATAGCAACTGCTAAATCTCAAGCAATTTCAACAGCAGAAGGATACACCGATGCACAGATTTCAAATCTTGTAAATTCAGCACCTGCTACTTTAGACACACTCAAAGAGCTTGCAGATGCAATCGGTGATGATCCAAGTTTTGCAGTTACAATTGGAAACCATATTAATACTGCTAAGTCTGATGCAGAAGCATATACAGATTCAAGCATAGCAACAGAAGTTACTGCACGTAATTCTGCTATATCTTCAGCCGTTGCAACTGGTAAAGCACAAGCTATATCAACATCTGAGGCTTATACTGATTCTGCTATATCAACAGAAGTTTCTAATAGAAATACTGCTATTGCAACATCTCTTTCTACCGCCGAGTCTTATACAGATACTGCTAAAAATGCAGCAATTTCAACATCTGAAACTTACACAGATACCGCTATCAGCACCGAAGTTACAAACCGTAACTCAGCAATATTAACCGCTAAAAATGCAGCAATTGCAACATCAGAAGGATATACCGATACTGCAATTGCTACTGAAGTTACAAATCGTAATTCAGCTATATCATCAGCAGTTTCTACTGAAGTTACAAATCGTAATTCAGCTATTGCTACATCATTGTCTACAGCAGAAGGTTACACAGACTCAGCAATTTCTACCGAAGTTACAAACCGTAACTCAGCTATTGCAACTGCTAAATCACAAGCAATTACAACATCTGAAGGATATACCGACACCGCAATATCTACAGAAGCAGCAAATCGTAACACTGCAATTTCAAATGCTACTGTACATATGGTTCAGACAACAGATACAGGCTCTGTTACTTCCGCCATGATTGCAGATGGAACAATTGTTAATGCCGACATCTCAACTTCTGCAGCAATTCTTGCATCAAAAATTGCGGGAACTGCAGTAACACAGGCAGATACAGCCACAGTTACAAATACAATGCTTGCAGGATCTATTGCAGATTCTAAGCTCAATACAATTTCGACAGCAGGCAAAATTGCAAATTCTGCAACAACTGCAACAGATGCAAATACAACAGGTGCTATAGTTTCTAGAGATTCATCTGGTAACTTTAATGCCAATATGATTACCCTTGCTGGAACACCAGCAAATGCTGGAGATGTAGTTACAAAAGCATATGCAGATTCTATTGCATCAGCACTTAACTGGCACCAAGCAGTAACTGCAGCAACAACTGCAATTCTGCCTACAACACCAGTATATGCAAATGGAACTGCAGATCAAAGCAATGGAACTGGTATAGGTGCAAAACTTACAGCTGGTTCAAATGCAGTACTTACAATTGATGGAATTTCCCCAGCAACAGGTGCTCGTGTACTTATTAAAGATCAGGTAAATCAAGTTCAAAATGGTATTTACGTTGTAACTGACACTGGTAAAAATAACCCAGGAGGAAGACCTTGGGTGCTTACACGTGCAACAGATTCAAATAACAGCATTGCTGGACAGGTTGCTCCAGGAGATGCAGTGTTTGTTCAAAATGGTACAGTAAATGCTGGTCAAGGATTTATTGAAGGAACTGATGGTACAAATACAGACCTTTCAATAAAGATTGGCACAGATAATATGCACTTCTACCAGTTCACTGGTACAGCAACACTTACCGCAGGAGCTGGCCTTGTTTCTACAGGAAACGTACTTGATGTTGTTTCGTCAACACTTACAGTTTCAGCAGATTCAGTAGATCTTCCTTCAGTATCTCGCTCAAATACAACAGGTTCTGCTACAAATAACTTTGTTTCAGGATTCACAACAGATACTTATGGTCGTGTTACAGCTGCTGTAACATCACCAATTAACGTTGCAACATCTTCTCAGCAAGGTGTAGCAACATTTAATACTGCATCATTTACAGTAACATCTGGTGATGTAACAATTAAAAATGCTGGTGTTTCAAACGCACAGCTTGCAAATAACTCAGTCACAATTGGTTCAACTTCAGTAGCACTTGGTGCAACTGCTGCAACTGTGGCGGGATTGACATTGACCTCTCCAGTAATTGCTCAGATTAGCAATACAGGAACACTTACATTACCAACATCTACAGATACCCTTGTGGGACGTGCAACTACAGATACACTTACAAATAAGTCTATCTCAGGTTCTACTAATACACTATCTAATATTGGTAACTCAAGCCTTACAAATTCTTCAATAACTGTAAATGGCACATCAGTTTCACTTGG